CTGAACCGATGGAACCCGAAGCAGCATCGATCCCAACCCCCCGCCTCAGCGTCCGGCGGGGGGCGGACGCCCCGAGCACGGCGGAAAACTGCGCTCCAACAGACCCACCTCAGGGTGGGCGTGGATCCCGAGTGCCATCACCGGCTAAGATGACACGAAGGTACAGAAGCGACCGCTACGCGGAGACGGGCATCCGTATTACATTGCCTGACGCCGCAGAACAGCTACTGTACGCAGCAGAGAACGATGAGGCAGCACCCGTTCTCGCGCGATTCACTGTCGAGTCCATTCGGCATCTGGAAGCCTTCCCAGCATATGTGCGGCTGTGGAAGAAGTTGGTTGGTGACGATGAGCGACCCACGCGCCGGGTCCCTGAACCAGCCCGGGGTGAACCTGCCCCAGCACATAGGCCCGAAGAATCCGGCCGTGGATTCATCGGGCCGCTCCCGCGACCTGTAGCCCTAATCTCCAAACCTCATGGAGTGGTGCAGGTGCCGTGTCTGGATCTCCGTGGCGTAGCCTCTACTGAACAGTGGTTACGGCACACGTTAATGAGACCAGATAAGCGGGAGACAGCTCCGTTTGAACCCACAGACGGGGGGGGGGTTGTGCCACCACGCCGACCTCCTGGGGGTAGTAATGACCCCCCATGGCCTACCAGTTCGTACGGGGTGCGCACTGGAGGCCCGCCTATCTCAGCATTGATTGACGAAAGTAAGGAATCGTATCGACTTTGCGCCCGGGACTCTTTGTATAGTGTATATGAATCTGACATTATACGAACCCGGGTTGGTAGGCTCCTACAGACCGACAACCCTGATCTGGTGCTGCATTACCGCCAGATCACCTCTACAGGCATTCTGGATATCGACCGTGGATTCGTGTGTGATGAACTGCTGCATCATTTGCAGGCTCACATGTGTCTCCGCCCACGAACGGTTGAAAATCTGGACGCTATGCGCTCGCGAGCGATTCGCTGGTGTAAAGAGCATTCGGTACCTGACCGGTATGCGCGCCGCTTCATTCCTACTGCGGTGTGCTTGAGCTTTGTCATGACTAAGGACGAGGCTATCGGTCTCAGTTTGCTCGACCAATCTGGAACAGCGATGGCGCAGCAGGCGTTGAAGCGACTCAGGGCGGGAGAACCATGGGCAGATCAGCTAGCTGGAACTTGTTTCAACTGGCACTATTGGTTCCCCCCTCGAGTAAGCCTGGGGAAGACGTAGCGTGGCCCCGTGATTCGGAAAGCTCGTTGCACTGCAAAAAGCCAGTTTAGTGGACTGGGCTGGAAGTGTGACATTCTTGAGCTACCGGACATGGGGACCCACCAACGTAAATCCAGGGCACTATACCTCCCCTGGCAACCGCCAATAGCAGCATGTTGGCCGGTTGAGACGCATCTAAATTGTAGTCACAATGAACTTCATGGTTTGGTCGACCGCCATTTGTGCGCGGTCCCGCTAATGGAGCCGGCAGGCCACACCCTTCTTGAAAAGGGATTTAAGCTACTTCGGAGTCTAATACGAGGCAGGCCACACGTGATGCAAAAGAAAGAGGTCATAAATCATTATGTAGGAAAGAAGCGAACTGTGTATCAAAACGCAGCTCTTTCACTCCAACAAACCCCCCTTGAGACCCGCGATGTCCGCGTTGAGTCATTTGTAAAGGCGGAGAAATGGAACCTGTTCATGAAGGGGCACAAAGCACCTAGAATGATACAGGCACGTAGCCCTCGGTTCAACCTAGCCATAGCCAAGTACCATAAACCGGTGGAAGATTTGATCTACCGTACTCGGACCACAGCCAAGCTCTTTGGTAGTGGAATGGGTAAACTACGGATATTTGCTAAGTGCAGGAACTGGGAGCAACGAGCCAGTGACATTGAAGCTATTTGGAAGAAATTCCGTGAGCCACTTGTCATTAGCGTGGATTGTAAGACCTTTGACGCCCACGTTAATGTCGAGCAACTCAGATTGTGCCACAGATTCTACAGTACCATACAACTCTCCCAGATCTACAGACGGCTATTAGCGATGACTCGACATAATCGAGGGCGAAGTTCCACGGGGGTGCGTTACGAGTGTGAAGGGCGGCGAATGTCCGGTGACATCGATACAGCTTGCGGCAATTCTTCTATAATGGTAGCCATAGTATTTGGCATAATGCATGGACTCGTTGCACGGTGGTGTTTATACGATGATGGTGATGATTGTCTCATTTTCATAGAACAATCAGATAGGCATTTAGTTATGCCCCGACTAAAACAAGGGTTCCTAACGGTCGGCCACGAACTAGAGATCGAACACACCGCCACGCAATTCCGAGAGATTGTATTTTGTCAGATGCGACCTACATGGCTCCATGGTAGATGGACTTTAACGCCCTCGCTGGATAAGACGTTGTCGGGCTGCTTTGCCACACAACACATCTTTCCTCGACCCGATATCCAAGCGCAACACTTGAGGTGCCAGGCGCAAAGCTTGTTAAGCATGACCCGGTTTATGCCAGTGCTTAACGAGTATGCCGCGCACGTCTTGCGTTGTCTAGGCCCAGGGAAAATGATAGAGACCTTTGACATCACGAACGAGATGGCTTTTAAAGGCCCACGAAATTGGCGCGTAGTAGGAGCGAGCACGCCCTCCGCGGAAGATGCTGTGGAATGGGAGCGCACTTGGGGCGTTCCCCCTTCCGTCCAAGAACAGTATCTTCGTTCACTAAAATTGTGTGCCAGCGAAAACATCCCGTTAAAACAAGCAGAGAAACAGCGGATAACCAAG